TGTTTATGAGCACCGGGGGGACCGTATCACCGGAATGAACGTCACCGAGAATGAGTTTTATCAGTCTCTTCTTGCCAGCTTGAGGTTATGGGGGAATTTCTGAGATGAAAATAAAAATTTTCGCAGTTCTAATTTTAATCCTCAGTTGGATGAATCTTTCCTGGGCTCAGGATTCGACGGTCCGGAGCATGACCGAGGATACGACTCCGGCCACGACGAATCTGCTCTACACCGTGAAGGACCCTGGCGGGAGCCCCCTGGACCGCAAGGTCACGATCGGCAACCTCCTGGCGATAAAGATCGGCACCGTAACCGACGGAATGGCCTGTGCTGGGGATTCAAGCGGTAAGGTTCAATGCTCCGGAGGGGCTATTACGGCGACGAGTTATGCCACGAGCGCATCTGACGGAAACAATAAAATAACCCTGTCGAATAATACCGCCATAGCTCCGACCGCGTCGGTCCATGAATGGTACATCGAAGCGAACCTCATCAAGTATAATCAGAACGGGACCGAATATGCTTCCGTCCTTGGTCCGAGCGGGGCAAATTCCGCGGCCCAGATTACCATCACCGGTCCCACGGCGGCAAGGGTTGTCACACTTCCGGATGCGGCGGTTACGATCCCCGCGAATCCTATGGGGGGTACTCTTGGGGCCACGACGAATGTAATTCCTAAAGCAAGCGGAACGGGAACGGCTACCCTTCAGGCTTCGGGAATTACTGAGGATGGGACGAATGTCAGTCTGGGGGCATTGAACCTTGTCACTACCGGAATTGTTAAGGGGAAAATAAATGCAGTTCCAGAGAATACCGCGACCACGTACAATGTCACCGTTGCCGAGGCGCAATCGGGGACTTTCTTCACAAATATCAATGCGGGGACCAAAACTTTTGTCCTTCCCGCTGCTGAAGCTGGAATGTCCGTCTGCGTAAAGAACGGGCAGGGGGTAGTCCAGATTCTTCGGATCGACACGGATGGGACGGACTATATCGTGATGAGTACGGGAGCGCGCACGAGTGCGGCTGGAGACTATTACTCCTGCGCTGCTTCCGCTGCTTGCCAGGTGTGCGTTGTGGCCTTTGATGCTACCGATTGGCAGGTAACTTCGGAGCGCGGGACATGGACGGAAGAATGATGAAAAGAATTCTATTCGCTAGTTTATTCCTCCTGATCTGCATACCCGTTCAGGCTCAGGAACAGATCGCCCGGATGACAGGACCGATTGTGGCCGGTGGATCGGTTTCTGCTGCATGTGCTACCTCCAATTCTGGCGGTAATCATTCAATCACAGAAGAGGGGTTTGAAGGTGCAGGTTACGAAAATGCTGCCTTTTGGACCGAAACTGGGACAATAGATGAAGATACTGCGTGCCCGGCTAGTGGACCAACGGGTAGCTGTAGTCAATGTATATCAGCGGCATTCACCGGAGCAAATTATATTTCCCATAATTATGGGGCTGGGGCGGACACTTCTATAGCCGTATCGTTTTGGGTGTATTATGATACAGCGGTTACCAATCTTGAATCGTGTTCGCTTTTTTCCGCATCGGAGTTAGGTTTTGCCTCTTTTTATACAATTACTGTTACTATCGAACGGTCAACAAATGCCTATTTTAAGTTCGTGTATAATGGGGGTTCGGCCAATTCCGGCACGATTACAACAGGAAACTGGTATCAGGTAAATTTAAAAATCACGCAGAACGCAACCTCCTATATGCTGGTTAAAGACATAAACGGCGACAATGTAGGATAGGAAGTTTCCGGTACCGGATATAACCAACTTCCACAATATTTATTTTTTGGGTCTGGATCGGAAAAAACCAGCGGGTTAATCTATATTGACCTGATCCACGTTGACGGGGATGCTACTAATTATGCTTATTAGGATACTCATTTTTATTCTTTTTGCCTCTCCTGCCTGGGCTGATGGTCCCTACTATGTGGACAACGCAGCCAGCGGAACCAACGATGGAAGTTCATGGACGAATGCCTGGGAATCTTTTACCGATATTAACTGGGCAACGGTAGCGGGTGGGACAAACAGGACGGTTTATATCTCAGGTGGAGAATCGTCAAAGACGTATACCGGAACCCTTCGGCCAACGAGTAGCGGGAGTTCTGGAAACCCGATTATAATTATGCCCGGCCAAGCATCCCCGCATAGTGGGGTTGTTCTTATAGACAATAATTATGCTAATTCTGACTTTCCGTTTTACAATATTTATATTAGCGGGGTTCAGTATGTCACCATTGACGGGCGTGTTGGAACGAATACAACTCCGAAGATTAAAGCCACCCGTTCTTATTACGCGGGGATCGCCATAAATACTACTGGGACTAGATATATTGACATAGGTTATGTCGAATCCTATACCCATGGAGAGCCAACGACCTTTAAACAGGGAACCAGTCTCATTGTTTATGAAGACATCGACTGTCTTGCTGATATCGTGAATATCCATCACAGCGTATTCCATGGGAGTTGGGATGATGACGTTTATTTTCGATCTGATTTCTGTGACGTTCATGGACGGGTTAAGTTTCACCACAATGAGCTTTATGGGGGATATGAAAATAGCGTTACGTCCAATATGGACGGGGTAGATATTTATAATAACTGGTTTCATGGGCCTCCTCAAGACATGAGGCCGGGGAGCGAACCTCACTTTAATCCCATCCAGACAAACGGTACCTCATCTTACATGAGGATTTATAATAATTTCTTTGATGACTTTCCTCCCGAGGGGAGGACGATGGATGCACCCATCCGGTTTGCTCCATCATCGGGAAACGCAAGTCATATAAGGATTTTTAATAACCTGTTTGTATCAACCACCGCGCTTTTAAATAGTCTTGGGGACCCTCAAACAATGCCGTTTATGACAGTTACTGGAGGAGACCCCAGTTTAACGAGTTTTACCGATGTTGTCGTATCTAACAATACGATGGTAGGCTCTCCTGGGTATGCTTTACATATGGGAACTAAAGCGGGGCTTGACTCCAGCACTTATAACAACATCTATGTGCTAAATAACATATTTTTAAACTCAGCAAGGACGGAACAGGTATCGGCCATTAACTGCCAACTACTAGGAACAGGGATAACTTACGGTTCCTATGGAGATTCGCAACTGGTAAGTTTTGACGGGAATCTTTTCTGGCCCAGCACGGACGGAGTGGATGTTATCTACTATGGTGTCACTGGTTATACTTATGCGAATTTTAAAAATCAATGCACCGCTCCATGTCAGGATACAGGAGTAAACTCCGACCCATTATTAGATGCTTCTTACAGATTGACGAGCTCATCGCCTGCTCGGGCGGCAGGAATTAATCTAACGTCCTATTGTACGGAAACGCCAGCGATGTGCATGGATAAAGATGGAATTGCAAGGCCCGCTGCTGGAGCCTGGGACATTGGATCATCTCAATATTATTCTGGAGAAGCTATCCCAACGATCGGGCGTGGTATAAATATTGGCGCGGGCGTTACTTTTCGATAGGAGAAACCGATGCACCAAAATTCTTTAGACTTAATGGCCGATTTCGTTCAGAAATACAGAATCCGCGGCGGAATGGTGGTAGATATTGGAAGCCTGGATATGAACGGAAATTACCGATCCCTATTCCCCGATTCTGAATACATCGGGGTCGATATCGTCGAGGGGAGAAATGTAGATATCCTCATGGATTCGGAGGAATGGAAGAAGCTCAAAAACGCGGATGTGGTCATTTGTGGGCAGACCTTAGAGCACGTTGCCGATATTCCCGAATTGATGAAATCCATTTTCAATGTGCTCCGGCCCGGGGGTCTTCTGTGCATGATCGCTCCCTCCGCCGGTCCTCCCCATGATTATCCGATATGGGTTGGTCATTTCTCGGTCGAGTCCATGTCGGAAATAATCAGCAAGGCGGGGTTCGATATTTTCGAATGTTCGGAGAGCGCGGTCGAGCCATTCCGGGATGTTCGTTGCGTGGCCGCAAAGAAGATCAGGAAAGAGAAGAATTGAGATGCTCCAGGTTGGAACATTAAAGGAAAGGGTCAGGCTAGAATCCCAGGTAAGGACGGATGATGGGATGGGCGGGAAGACCGTCACCTGGAAGGATCAGGGAACGGTATGGGCCGCAGTGTGGCCCTCTTCCGGATCGGAGGCTGTCAAGTCCGGCCAGCTCTCTTTCGAGGTTACTCACCGGGTTAGGGTCCGGTATCGGAGCGACGTCAAGGCCTCCTGGCGTGTTTATCACAAGCGGTCCGGGCAGTATTTAACCGTGCGCTCGGTCATCAACCCGGACATGGGAGATCGGATGCTTGATCTGCTATGTAAGGAAACGGAGACTTGATGCCTAATTCAATACTTTCGGAAAAAGGATTCCATGGAGTTATCAACGATGATCTTCCGGATTTCGTCCGGGAGTTTATCAATGAGAACGCCGAAGTTGTGGCCCGGGAAGTGGAGTCCCTTGCTAGGAATAGTGCCGGCTTTCATGACGAGTCCGGGAGACTTAGGAAATCCATCAAAGCCTATCCATCCAAGTATAAAGAAGGCGGCTGGATTGTCGGAGCCTGGTCTCCCCACGCTTGGCTTGTGGAATATGGGCACGACCTGATTGACTGGAGGACCGGGAGGAAGATTGGGCATGTTCCCCCTCATGCCTACCTGCGCCCGGCCCTCCAGCACGGCATTGCGTCGGCATACGGCAAATTCGGGGTGAAGTAATGCAGGCATTACTGACTGGTATTTACGGGGTTTACACTGGCGGAGGCGGGGCGACCTTCCGGGCGGCCTGTACTGGGGGCCTTCATTTAGAGGAGGCCCCGCAATACACGGCGATGCCTTATGCTACCTTCACCATGATCGTCGCTAGGCCTGATTATTATTTTTCCGGGCACCTGGAAATTGCAACGATCCAATTTGATATTTACGCAGCAACCAATACAATCCGCCAGGATTTGTATACGAAATTGACCGCCCTGTTCGATAATTGCAAACCTACCGTAACCGGATACACAAGCCTGATAATGAAGCGGGTAAGCCAGCAATCGGTACGTGAGGGGGAGCAGAGTGAAGTCTACCGCTACACGGTGGAATACGAGGTCACGATCGACAAGTGAAAATTAATCTGGGCTGTGGCAAAAGAAAACTTCCGGGCTATATCAACGTGGACAATCGCAAGGAGGTTGAACCGGACATCCTATGTGATGTTTCCAAAGGGCTCCCCTGGGATGCCAACTCGGTTGACGAAATAGTTGCCATTGACCTGATCGAGCATCTGACAGGGCTGGATGTAATTAATCTAATGAATGAAATTCATAGGGTATTGAAACCGGGTGGACTCTTTTATCACCGTACCCCGAGCACCGATGGGAGGGGGGCATTCCAGGACCCGACACATAAATCTTTCTGGAATATCAACACCTGGAGACTTTATTTTTCCGATCCGGCCTACCGGGAGCTTTATGGCACAAATGCGAATTTCAAAATTAAGCAGCTATTTGATACCGTGACAGACCCGGAGAATAAAATCATCCATACCCAATGTTTATATGAGGCGATTAAATGATAAGCGCATTGATCCCCGTCATTCGTCCAGAGAAAGCAGACCGAGTTAGAAAAATCGTCTGGCAGGAGGCCCATTATGACGGGATTGACATTGAAATTCTGGCCGAAGAAGACACCGAGCGGATTGGCTGCCCGCTTATGCTGAAGAGGCTCGTGGAGAAGTCCCAGGGGGAAATGGTTCTCTTCCTGGGGGATGACACAATTCCGCAAAAAGGATTCCTTCGGGCTGCGTTAGACGCAATGCGAACCCTACCTGATGGCTGGGGGGTCGTGGGTTTAAACTCCCAATATAGTCAACACGCAGCCCACTTCCTGGCGGATAAAAGAATGCTTCCCATTCTTGGGGGTGAATTCTTCAGAACCGTTTACAAGC